GGGAATGCAATCTACTGGTCAACAGGAATGGAAATGGGTGGTCAGATCCTAGGTAATTTTCCACTTGGTCTGTACCTGTTCATCTGATCTATGAACACCTGATCGCTGCCGGCCACGGCAAACCCGTCTCACCCGCCACTTAAACACCCCCCAAACATTGCCTGCCCCACTCCAGTGGGTATGGGTGAGCTGCGCCTAAATTCGAGGTTTAACGATGGCCAACGCCGTGATCGTCACCGCTCAATTGCCCCAGGCAGAGGCTCAAGCACTGCTTGAAGCACTGCGTGAACAGTATCGCCTGAGGCTCAATGAATACTGGTACGACGACCAATACCGCTTTGTAGCGGACGGCCAACGCCATGGCGCAATTCTCGCCCACGACCCTGTTATGGCAGCGCAAAAACGCCTTATGGCAGCCCTGAGCCAAAGCCTCAAAGCAGTGAAGCATTCATGAGAGACGATCTACGCCACGACATTCTGCAGCGCATTCAGTCCGACTACGGATTGAAGCTCCGCAAATCAACCAACTATATGCGCGGCGGCACCTGCCCAAAGTGCAACAAAAAGGAGCTATACACACGCTTTGACAGCCCGTGGCAGTTGATTTGCGGCCGGCAGGAGAAGTGTGGTCACACGCTGCACGTCAAAGAGATTTACGACGACCTGTTTGAGGACTGGAGCAAGCGCGCACCCGCGACCGATAACGCCCCTACCGCAACAGCTCGCGCCTACATGGAATTTGCCCGCAGCTTCGACATGTCGCTGATTACCGGCTGGTTCACCCAAGACACTTTCTTCTCGTCACAACATGATGCTGGCAGCGCCACAGTGCGTTTCGCACTAGAGAAAGGTGGCTACTGGGAGCGGTTGATTGATCGTCCTGCCCGATTCGGGAAAATGAAGGCGCGCTTCAAACCAGGCGAAAGCTACAAAGGCGTGTGGTGGTGCCCCCCGTGTGTCGAGCTGCTGGAAGTCAAAGAGCTGTGGATTGTCGAGGGGATCTTTGATGCCATCGCGCTGGTGCATCACGGCGTGGCAGCAGTATCCGCTATGTCGTCCAATGCTTTTCCAGACGAGTCATTGAAGCGCCTCGCCAAAGACCGTGAAGGCAAATTACCGAAGCTGGTGTGGGCATTGGACAATGAGCCAGGTGCACACGCGTACACGAAGCGCTGGGTACGCCAGGCACGTGAGCTGGGCTTTGTATGCGAGGCGGCCCAGATCCCCCAGCGTGACGGTCGCAAGGTCGACTGGAACGATCTGCATCAGCGTTGGTGGGCTATAGACGAGGATGACAAACGGACCGAGCAGACCCAGAAGGACTTGACTGTTGCCAGGCACCACGGCGCCCTCTTGATCGCCGACAACGCAACGGAAAAGGCGTTGGTGCTTTTCGACTGGAAACGCCGTAGTGAATTCCACCTTGAGTTCGGTAACCGCCTCTACTGGTTCAAGCTCGACCTGGAGAAATTCAACCGGGCCATGCAAGACCTCGAGGACAGCGAGCATCAGGACGATCAGTTACTGAACGACAAGCAGCGCCGGGCCAAGGCCATGCAGCAGTGCGGCGCGATTCAGCGGATTGCCACTTGCAACCCAAAGGCCCTGTACTACCAGGAGAACAAGCTTACCGACGAGTCCTGGTATTACTTCCGGATTACGTTTGCCCACGACGCCGAGCCGATCAAGAACACCTTTACCAGCTCGCAGATCGCGTCGTCCGCCGAGTTCAAGAAACGACTGCTCGGGATCGCACCCGGCGGGATGTTCACCGGCACCACGCAGCAACTGGACGCGTTTATTGAAGAGCAGACAAACGCGCTCAAGACCGTGCAGACAATCGACTTCACCGGCTACACCCGCGAACACGGTGCCTACGTTTACGGCGACGTGGCCGTGCGCGACGGCAAGGTCTACAAACTGAACGAGGAAGACTTTTTCGACATGGAGAAACTGAGCATTAAAACGCTCAGTCAGTCCGTCACGCTGAACATCAACACCGATCTGAACAAGTTCACAACGCGCTGGCTCGACATTCTGTGGCAGTGCTTTGGGGCCAAAGGAATCGTCGTTCTGGCGTACTGGCTTGGAGCATTGTTCGCGGAGCAGATCCGGCAACACCAGAAGAGCTATCTGTTTCTTGAGGTCGTCGGCGAAGCCGGTGCGGGTAAGTCCACGCTGATCGAGTTTCTGTGGAAGCTGCTTGGTCGCCTCGACTATGAAGGCTTCGACCCATCTAAGGGCACACCCGTTGCCCGCGCCCGTAACTTCGCCCAGGTCGGCAACCTGCCGGTCGTGCTGATCGAATCCGAACGGGAAAAGACCGATGGTAGCGCGACGAAGCAGTACGACTGGGACGAGCTGAAAACCGCATACAACGGCCGTAGCGTCCGCTCAACCGGCGTCAAGAATAATGGTAACGACACGCGGGAACCGCCATTCCGCGGTGCTTTCGTATTCGCCCAAAACCATGCCGTGAATGCCTCGGAGCCAATCCTGCAGCGGATCGCCCACGTTGGCATGACCAAGGACGGCCAGACAGCCAAAACCAAACTGCTGGTGGAAGAGCTCGAGCAGATGCCAGTCGACAAGGTAAGCGGCTTTCTGTTGATGGCAACAACCCGGGAAGCGCAAGTGATGCAGACCGTGAAAGCGAGTGTGCCGCTCTATGAACAGCGGCTGCTGCAGTTGCCCGAGATCCGCACGGTGCGTATTGCCAAGAACCACGCCCAGTTGCATGCGCTGGTCGACGCGCTGGTACATGTCGTGCCACTGCAGCAACACCAGGTTGACGCAGCCCATGCCGAGGTTCAAAGCATGGCCAAAGAGCGACAACTGGCAATTAACGCTGATCACCCGATGGTCGTTGAGTTCTGGGAGCTTTACGAGTACCTGAATAGTCACGCTGGTGCGTTGAACCACTCTCGTAATGAGGGGCTGATTGCGGTGAACCTGAACGACTTTGCCGAAGCTGCGGCGAACAAGCGGCAGAAGGTCCCGGATCTGGCCGAACTCAAACGTCACCTAAAAACCAGCAAGTGCCCGAAGTTCATCGAGACAAACCGCAACGTGTGTTCGTCCTGGGATATTGACGCCGCCGACAAGCCGAAAACCGTGCGGTGCTGGATTTTTCAGGCCGCTTGATCACTACCAAGAGGAGGAACACATATGCACATTCAAGTCATCACGGGCGAAGGTTGGCAAGGCGCTACGAAGCAGCTCAAGCATTTGAAAGAACTGCACGATTGGATCGGCGAAGCAAACCAACTGGTACATGCCGAGGCATACAGCGCTGCTGGCCTGGTAGAGATTCTGGAAGTTCGGAGCGCCACAAAGCAGGAGCTTTTAGTACTGGAATGCAGCCGGGACCAGATCCAGGCGGTGCTGGAATGGCAATCAGAGACGGAAGATCTGGTCGATCTGGAAGACTTGGTGATTCACCTGGTGCGCAGGGCAGGACTGCAGCCATAAGAAACTGACGCCAACGATGTCAGCAAAAGAACGGTACTGAGGAGTTGCAGCTCCCCAGTACCAACCACTACTAGGAGTACGGTAATGAAGACGGAACATCCAAGCAGCAGCGATCCAAAGGCTAGCACACCATCCCAAAACCTGCTGACTATCGCACTGATCGGCGCAGCATTGATCAGTTACCAGGTGCACAAGACTCCGCAGGCTCGCGGGCGACTTGAAGGCCTGGCCACACAGGCCACGACCCAAGGTGATCTGAGCGCCAACGACATGCGCGTTCTGGCCAGCATTCTCGCCATCCCCTCCCCCAGTAATTGAGCCGTCAGGTTCTGGCTTTGAGCATCAGGGCGGGACGTTACACTGCCCTGATTGCTGCTTGAGATAGAGAGCAATCATGAACTCCCAAACAAGCAACGTTCTCACTTTTGAGGACCTGCAGCGCATCACCGGCTACCAACGCCGCTCCGACGTCGAACGCTCGCTGATAACTCAGGGGATCCGCATGTTCCGGGGGCGCACTGGTCCGTGGACGACGCTGGATCTTATACACCACGCTGCGGGCATCGAGTCTGTAACCTCAGAGAGCTATGACACCAATATCCTATGAGGAAAGCGCGTAAGCGGAAGCACAATCCGCACATCCCCCAACACATAGACCAGGCCGCTCTTCCAGCAGCCATCTATTTTGATCATCGCAACGCTGGCGTCTGGTACACGCTGCATTACGACGAGACCGGCAAACAGCGACGGCGTAATGTGGCACCTGCTGACGTGAGCCTGGCCGAGTTGCACCAGATAATGGAGCAAACCTCGGGGGTCGAGAAAGGTACATTGCGTTACGTCTGCGCACAGTTTCACTTGAGCGATCGCTACAAGAAACTCAGCCTCAAGACTCACAGCGACTACTGCTATTCGCGGGACGTCCTGCTGGGAATCCCGACCCGGCTGGGAAAACCGTTGGGGGATCTGCTGGTGAAGAAATTCACGGCGGCATTGATCCAGCGGATTGTCGATCGCTTGGCCGACGAAGGCACGCCTTCCAAAGCGGCGCATGTCCTGCGATACCTGCGCCGGGTGCTGCAGTGGGGTCGCAACCGGGGCTACCTCGACAACAATCCCGCGCAGGGAATTGAAGCGCCTGTGGAGCGCAAGCGCCGGCGTTTGCCGGAACACCTGGTCATGGAAGCGCTGGTCGACCGTGCACTGGCGTTCGGGCGCTTGGCCAGGAACGAGAAAGGCGGCTGTCCGGAGTACCTGAACTACGTCATGGAGATCGGTTACCTGTGCCGCTTGCGGGGCATTGAGACCATCACGCTGACCGATGCACATGAACTGGACGAAGGGGTTATGACCAACCGGCGCAAGGGCAGCCGGGACAACATTGTCCGCTGGACGCCACGACTGCGCGCCGCTTGGGAGGGAGCGAAGGCCTACCGGGCCAAGGTGTGGGCCAGCAAATCAACGATCGTTCCGATTCGTCCCGATCGACGTTACATCATCGTGGCCAGCCATGGCGGGGCTTTGCGCAAATCCAGCCTGGACACAGCCTGGCAACGCTTCATCACCTCGGCTATCGAGGACGGTACCATCATGGCCGAGCAGCGATTTGGCCTACATGATCTCAAGCGGCGGGGCATCACCGACACAGTAGGTAATCGGGCGGACAAGCAGGAGGCCAGCGGTCACCGGGACGGGGCCATGATGGACGTCTACGATTTAAGCGTCCCGATCGTATCACCAGCAGCAAATTAAAATTGGCGGTGAATAAGGCACAACGCTACTGTTGCTAGGCAGCACTCAATCAGGAGAAGCGCCATGCCAACAGGAATGCCCACGCCAGCCCAGCTTTGGGACGGAGAGATAAGCTTTTTTTCAATCGATACCGATGTCATCCAAGGAGCTGGATACAACTTTGAGGCTGGCGCTTTAAACCAACTGCATAAGCAGCTTCCTTCCAGCGTTGAATTACAATTAACGGACATAGTAGCTAACGAAGTAGTTAATCATTTAATGGATCCGATATTAAAATCCATACAAGAACTTCAGACCGCAGCTGCTAATCTCAAGCGTAAAGCTGAACTCCCGATGGATCAAGTCAGCAAACTTTTTTTGGAGCTGGCTCCTGCAGAATCTTCGCGCGCACACTTTCGCAAACGCGTACAGGATTATGTAAATAGGTGTGGCGGTGGAATACTGTCTACTGAGGGAGACGGTATTCTTGGAGAGCTCTTTCGTAGATATTTTGCTATCGAATCACCTTTCGAAACGAAAGCAGCAAAAAAATCCGAATTCCCAGATGCCGCAGCGCTACTGGTGCTTGAGGCTCATGCAAGGGATAACGGCTCTATTGGTGTAGTGGTATCTAGCGACGGGGGGTGGGACGCGTTCGCGTCTCAATCTGATTATCTTTACTGCGTCAAAACCTTAGAAGAACTTACAAACTTATTCATCGCTACAAGCGAAGTAGCTGTACAAATCCAAGAGGCAATCAAAGAAGCTATAGCAGATGCTAGTTCACCACTGCGCTACCAATTAGGTGAGGCTCTCAGCAACCACGTTATGAATGCATCTTGGGATGTGGGGGATGTTCATTCAGACACGGGCGCAAGGGTGGAAGCAGAGGTATCTGAAGTCCAGCTTCTACAACATGAACTATTAGTTGAAGATACCTCAATTTGGAATGACCATGAGGACGCTGCCATATGGCTCGTGGAAGTCACTGCATCAGTAAAGGTCGAGGTATCAACCTCGGTTACTACCTTCTTCTGGGACTCGATAGATCGGGAAGAAATGCAGTTGGGTGGAGACTCCGTTGAAAGCGATGTGGAAATTGAGGTTAAGGCTTTTCTGACCTGCTCGAATGTACAGGCCGGCTCTACTCCTGAGGAGTGGGACATCGAAGTGGAGATAGCGTCGGAAGATTACAGCGTAGACGTAGGCGAAGTGCGGACCTTTCCTTGGGAGGACGATTAGCAAAATTGACCACGTAATAAGCAGAATGAGAACAGCTAGCAATGCGGGCTCGGGCGACGCACTACGTAACAAGAATTCCTGTAACTCTTTGATTTTACGGTTTAAAGCACCTTCCTTGTAATCAGTAGGTCCCGGGTTCGACTCCTGGTGCCGGCACCATACAAAAGAAGGGCTTGCAGCGATGCAGGCCCTTTTTTTTGGTGTTTACGTCACAACCGACGTAACAAGCTACCTACCGCAGCCGTTTGTTGCTGGTCCTACGACCCGTTCGTAACTGGCATTTGTCGGTCGCGTCCGAAGATATCAGTTGTACTAACAAGGGAATTGTTATGACCGCTACGCTGACGACCATCGCACTAACCAGAGCTTTAGCTCCTCTATGTGCCGATCTTTACAAAGGAACAAAAGGGATCGTTCAGAGCGGGCTCGATCGATGGAAGACGACTGCCGGGATCAAAAAAGCCTGCGTTGCATTGGGTCGAATAGAGAAGGTCAAGACCATCTGGTCTCCTGAGGCAGAGGTCTCGTTACGGAGCTTTTATTTCCCATCGAAACTCCAGACGAAGCCTACCTCAGATGAGAGCCCAACACTGATCTCTACTGATGACATTACATTCTTGCCGCCAGGCAATATCGTGATCGAGGGCATTGTAGGTCAGGGCAAATCAATTTTCATGAGGCACTTAGCTAGCTCTGCATTAAATCTTAGTAGCGGTATTTTAATCCCCGTTTTTATTGAACTTAGAACGATTACTTCTAAACGTACCCTTTCAAATGCCGTGTCTGCCTTCTTAGAGACTATAAGCGTGGATGGTGCACAAGCGACCTTCGACTATCTCGCCGACTCCGGGAAAATTATTCTATTACTCGATGGATTTGACGAGATCCCCAGTGAGTGTATAGGAGATGTGATTTACGAACTGGGCAACATCCAGACTCGGAATCCAGAACTCAAGATAATAATTTCTAGCCGGCCAAGGAACCATATTCAGAACACCAATGGATTTCAAGTTCTTAAGCTGGTCAAGCTCACCGAGGGTGATTATGACTCATTCATTTCAAAGCTAATCATCTCCAGCAGCAAGCGCCTAGATGTAGTTCAAGCCTTAAAAGATTGCTCGGACAACATTAAGGGAGTAATTAGTACACCGTTGATGCTCACTTTAGTGGTCATCGTCTACCAAACTGAAAAAGAGATCCCATCGACTCTTTCAGATTTCTTTGAAAAGCTCTTCGGGGTTGTTTTCACCAAACATGACCGTTTAAAGGCCGGCTTTAATCGCCAGCATCACAGCGGATTATCAGAGCGAAAGTTGAAGCAGCTGTTCGATACATTTTGCTTCATGGTAGTCCGATTTGGCGGCACAAGATCTCTCGACAATGCTAGCTTCGAGAAGGCCTTTGAAGATGCGATCAGCTATGCGCCACAGTGCTTTTGCGATTTAGACAATTTTAGAAATGATATTATCAAGGTTGCATGCCTTATGGTAGAGGAAGGTTTTGACACAACAACATTTTTACATAAAAGCATCTTGGACTATCATGCAGCCTCGTTCGTTAAAAATTTAAAAGAAAATACAGCTATAAATTTCTATGAAAGCGCATTTAATAATCATCGACTGTGGATGAACGTCGTCGAGTTCTTGAAGTCTATTGACTCCTTCAGGTATTACCGTCATTACGTCATTAAATTCTTGAAAAAGCCTCTTGCTCAACTAGTCAGCGTCGTGAACACACGAGACCTAATGTCCCTAACGGCATACCTCGATAGTTTATTTCCGGACTTTACATTCGATTTTAGTAATTACGAGCTGCAAACAATAGGGCCTTTCAATAATGCGAATATTGAATTATATGATCTGATTGGCGACGCAATAACTGCAAGCATGCCTTACGAATTTGAAGAATCCCCCGATCATGAAGAAATTGATCGAGCCGTGAAATTAAGTAGAAAGGAAAACTCCAAGATGGTGGGTCAATCCATCACCTTGCGCCAGTACATTTCCAACTTTGATATGTCCCCCCTATGGGCCGAACTTTCGAATATCGAATCCGATTATTCTATGACATGCGCCATTGCGCAGGCAGCAATTACCCTGGAAAAAGCCCAAGCGGGGTTGTTCAGAGAGATGCTTAGAGAGACGCCAAGTCACGATGACCTTCAATTCGGTGATAACTCATTCGTAGGGTGAGTTCCTAGAGCTGATAACAAGGATTCGATCACCTTCACTCTCTCCACTGTTTCAAGGGCTACATACTGTCAGTTCAGGCCTCAGTTTGAGAGGTTTGACCTGTTTTTAGCAATCCACCGTGATGCAAAGCGGACAAAATTAAAGTTGCCCTCTTAAAAATTTTCAGATTTATATTTCTCCACTCTAGAACCTTTTTATTTCAATAATTCGAGCTTTGTGCGTCACGGTCATAACGCTGTCAGCAACTTGTCAAAACCTCACAAAACAGTAGTTTCAGCCTCGCTCATATGAAGCAATTTTTATAAAAGTTTTTATTTTTTAGGGAAGGACTGACGCAGATATCCAGCCCTGCTGTCAGCACTTTAACCCCAGTAAACACAAGGCCTGCAGGGCAATCACTGATAGATATCCATGATCTAACATGGGATTTGAGGATCAACCTAAATAAAAATTACTGCGGACGCATCGAAGCTAACGCTCAGAATGCTCCACTGCGCACTGATCAAGGGAAGCAAGCATGCGTGAGTCAGCATCCCAAGCAGCGGAACCCATCATTGAAATAAAGCTGACTTAGGAGGTTCATTGGTATTACCAAGAAGCCCGTGATAACTCGGTACTGTTCAAGTGACAGGAATATCTAGGCAGCTATATTGACGGCTCCATGGATATATTGGGCATCCTCCCCGCCAACTTCCTTTGCGCTAGCAACGTTACGGGCCCCGTTAAAAAGTGCAGGCAATTAAACTACACGACGCGCCGGAATGCTTGCTTATCCCGGTTGTAAAAAATGAATTCACATGCCTGCAGAAGCTGAATGATCTACCCCATCTTCGCTTGGCCGCCCCCGAATCGGTTTGAAACTCTCTGTAACGGGCCACATCGGCTAGAGCCCTCAGCATCAGTGGGCTAGAGCGGAAAAATGCATTTTTCGGCAACCGATTAGCGTTACTACTCGAGAATGTTCTAAATATAAACCCTCTTTAGTATATCGACGGTTAAAGATTACAACTCTGTCGACCAAGATCCTAATCCATGAGAGTATATTAATCCTTCTAAGTTATAACGGTATCGGCGAAAATCAATCTCACCCCCGCTCCCAATGGACACGGCATAAAATACAGATAAATCTTTAACGCCTCAATACGACATGCCTGACTAGTTAAGTTCCAACCATAGAGCACCCTAACTTTAAGCCGGATTATTATTCTATGTAATTCATACGAAACTCAAAAAACCACAAATTTATACTAAGATACTATTATCAATTTACTTCAGCCGCATGACCCTATCATAGGAGAGAATTTTGAGGCAGCCGAACTTAAACAACTATTAAGTATTACAAAACAACTTAAACTTAGTATTGTTTGCAGAACAGATACTGGACAAGTGGGACAGTAAAATATGCATCTTATTATTGACACGCCTATCCAGACTAGCCTTAGATATCCCGGGCTGTACGATCCAACACTCATTTTGAACTTGAATATTCGAGAGAGCGATAGTAATAAAACTCACAAGACTTTCAGGAGAATTGCAACCAGCAGCTAGATATATAGCGTTATTAAAAAAACGGTGAGACCGCTCCGCGTGTGCGCTTGGAAAAAGATAACGGATATTCTTAATCAACTGCGAGGCCACCACCTGCAAATCATCAATACGAAGCCCTTTTTTCGAACGCATTGAAAATTTTTCATGTACCAAAATAAGCCGATCTTTACATACGACTAGGTGGTCAGCAGCTTCATTGGCACCATCATCTTTAATAATGGCTACAATACCAAATTCTTTTATTCGGTCATATAAATACAATTCAGTCTGCTCAGCGATGCAAATTTTTGTTATGTCATCAGGCTGGGAGGCTTCCTTGCGAATGTCTACCTGACTCCAGTCTATATCTGTGTATGAATCCTTTTTAAACGGCGTAGTTAGCCGATTATCTTTCCAAAAGGAATGCTCACGATAGGCATATCCTTCCTCGAATAAAATTGTGTAATTCTCTTCATCTAATAAATATTCTATAAAATCGAATCTTTTTTTACGTCTTAAATTTTTTTCATCGTTAGCTATTATCACAGAAGCGTTATCGGCTGGGTTAGCATAACTAATTTCAATATGACTGTTAGATATTTTACTCACTCGAAAGTCAATAAAGCATGTTTCATTGCCAACACGAACTAACCCACGCCCAACAATAGAGCAACTCCACTCTCCCAAAATTGAATTATTTATTTCTAAAAACACCACCCCCTTACTAGGGACTACATAATCTAAGTAAAAGCCAAGCATTATTAAGGAGTTCGGGTCTTGGACCTCAACTGGACTCACCAAGAAAGCTATAAAATCTCCATCATTTTGCGCCGAAAGCGCCACCTCTATATTAGAGCATTGTGTACTAAACGAGCGTACTCCATCAGTCCAAGTGCCCCAAAACTTCCTTTTCTTTGCCGAGCAACCAAAAACCTTAATATCTCCATTTTGATCTGTTTGACTGCCTAAGCAATAGCTGAAGCTGTAACCTGCGTCAAAGGATGGCGTCAAAGAGAGTTTTGCGTTCTTACTAAAATACGATTTTGCTTCTGCTGCAGTGCCGCCAGCACCAAAGGTGTTATTTATACCTAAGCTTTTTATTAACACTTCAGATTCAGCAAGCGCCCTAAATATCTTTTTTATATCAACCTTAGGCTGAGACCAATCCTTGTAGAAAATAGTTTTTACAACTTCCTCAGCTTTAGAATTGCTTGCATGTACAAAAACATGTTCGTTTGAGTCATCGATTAAGACTAATACATTTTCAACATTCTCTAGATAAGCAACGTTGTCTGGATCGATTTTTTGGCTAGCATCAAGCCATGATGGAAATTCTCTAAATGAGATCCATAACGCATATACTTTATCGGTACTAGAATGCCACTTTATCACAGCATACTTCTTTTCTTTCTTTAGGCTTTCTACTTTTTTATACAAGGCTTCGCTGAATCTTCTTCTGCTATATGCATCCTTCGAAAAAACAAGAATCTGAAAGAAAGGGGAGATGTTTTGAAGTGAAATGGGTGTAATTGGCTGATTCAT